TGACCATAAACGTGTTACCATGCTTGTCCTCCACATAAGCCCTGTGTATTATAGCGCCTATCTCCTCCTCGAAGGATAGGAATAACCCGTGGAAATAGCCGTCCGAGCCGTGGACTAAGACATCTATAATCTCGCCGTCCCACTGATAGTCCGGTGGCATGAACTTACACGGTCGTAACACGGGGCTGTATGCTGAAAAATTCGCCTTTCTTTCCTTTCTCTATCGCTTCCAATCTCTTTCTCTCGCAGTCTTCCCACGATAGGCACGGCTCGATCACCTGCTCACCATGCTTGTTGAACCTTACAAGGTCGTACATAATCTTGTTCATGGGGCGAAGATAGTTAATCCTTTGTTAAAAGCAACAAAATTGGAAATTCAGTCGTATCTTTGGCGAACAATTACGAGAAAATGAAAGTACAACTCAAAGGCACTGTTGTAAGTGTCGACATCAAAAAAGGAACTTCCAAGAAGGGTTCTGAATGGAAGTCAAAAACAATCGTCCTTGAAACAGGCGACAAGTACAAAGAGTATTACCCCGTTGAGTTCGGAGGCGACAACTTCGACAAAGCAGACGGTATTCGTAACGGCGACAACGTAGAAATCGAAGGCTACCTCGGTGGTCGAAAATGGGAGAAAGACGGCAAGACTTCTTACTTCCTCAGTGTCCGTGGATTTGAGGTTGCTATTCAGGGTAGTGCGGCTAAATCAAGCGGTCAGCCTATGGAAGAATCGCCTCTCCCCTTCTGATGTAGCAATTATTCCTCTATTATAGCCCCTGCCTCACCTCGTATCTGCATTACAGGTGACCGCAGGGGTTGTTTTTTGCAGATTTTTAACAAATAACTTTTGGTGGTGCAGTTTCTTTTACTATATTTGCCGTGCCACCAAGTATGAACACAACTAATCATACCCTCACCCGTCCCGCACACGCCGTAACAGGCGGCTTGGTGGCCCTTGCTCGCGGTTCGTGGTGGGGGTTCAACTTTTCAATCACATGAAAAAAACAACAGGTGGTTTGCTTAAATTCAACAAGGAGGCGGTTCTTCGTGACTTCCTTTACGACTCAATTAAGTCTGCGATAGACAAAAAGGACAACAGCATTATTCAACAAAGGGGACTTGAAGATTTGTTCTGCTTTATGGAGCGGACATCTAAAAATCCACTTGCAGAACTAAAGGTTTTTAAGGAGTTTGTAATACCTCATTATGGTGTTTGTGATGTCGTAGTAGTAAAAAACGATTTTCTGATTACAGGCAATGAAATACTTCCATACGAGCAGCAGGTGTCCATATACGCCATAGAAGTTAAAAATGATTACATTGAGCCTAAACACTACAATCAAATATTGAGATATGTAGTTGGTCTTTCCGATTCTTTTTCTTTTTACGAGATTAGGTCTTGTATAATTGGAACTGGAATGAAGGAGTCGCATTATCTGTGTACTGCTCTAAATCAGTTGTGGAGCGAATATGACGACTCAAAAAACATTCCACTCACATATGAGGCATCGTTTGACTTGAACGGAGTTATGTTTAAGTTGCATGAAGGGTTTAGACCGTCTGCAATTCAAAACGAAGATGATTATTGGAGTTTTTGTATTGACCACTATCGCTCGATTGGGGCTATAAAGAACATTTCGGTTGAGGAAAAAGAAGAAATGCTAAAGACGTTAGAACAATGAAGTACACAATCACAATTAATCAACAGGCTTTGCACAAGATGGGATTGCTTGGTGAGGTCAAGGCTAACCACATGGCGGTACTTGAAGTTATCGCTCGGATGGTTTTTAGCAGAATGAAAAAGATGGTTGAAAACGACGTAGTGTACGTTGGGGTTAGCTACGAAACAATCGCCAACGAGATACCATTCTTTGAAATTAAGAAGGACAGAGTAAAGCAAATTGTGCGTGAACTTGGCGACCTCGGTTTTCTTGTAAGATGGGAAAGAAACTCGGCTGAAAGAAGCATTTTCATAGGCTTAGGCCCTAAGTATCAGGAGTATACAGGTATTATTGAGGGTGAAACCAAGGGGGCTTATTCAGGCGATAAGATTTTAGCGTCAAGGCGTCAAAATTTTGACGGTAATCAAGATACTTGTCAAGATACTCTTTCTAACTTAGAAAGTAATAATGTCTTGGTTGATGAATTTGTGGCGTACTTAAACCAAATCACAGGTAAAAAATGCAAGGTAATTGACCCTGTTCGCAAATCTTTCAAGGCTCGATTAAAGGAAGGTTACAGCTTGGAAGACATGAAAACGGCAACGCTGAATGCTTCAATGACTGAGTTTCATATCGAGCACAAGTTTAGCTACATAACACCTGAGTTCATGCTTAGACCCGACAAACTTGAAAAGTTCCTAAACATCGACAAATCTCAGTTGAAGCGGAATATCGAAAAGGTGAAAATAGATTGTCCACCGGATAGTCGTGAAGAAAAGGCTCAAACTACTTACCTTGCGCTTTGGAAAGCAGGAGATGGGGATTGGTTACACCTTGACGACAAAGAACTTGATTGGGTATGGCGCTTTCAAGGTTACGGCAAAACAGAAGGAGTTTACCCGCCGGAACAGAAACTCGTAGAATACCGTAAGTACACCACAGAAGCACAACTGAATAAATGAACGAAATCGCCGCAAAATACAGGTCGCTTGGGCTATCGGTTATGCCCATTGGAGAAAGTAAAAGGCCAATGGTGGCATGGACTGAGGCGCAAAAAAGTATTGTGGAGTACGACTTTGACACGGCGCAATCGGTCGGTTTAATCTGCGGTGCGGTTAGCGGGAACTTAGAAGCCATAGACTTCGACCTCAAATACGACCTATCGGGCGACCTAATGAAGCGTTACCGCAAAGAAGTAGAGGATATTTGCCCTGATCTTGTTAAAAGACTTCTGATTCAGAAAACCCCGTCCGGTGGTTATCACTTCATCTACCGCTGTGCAGTTATCGGTAAAAACACTAAACTTGCTCAACGCGAGGCAAATGAGGAGGAGAAGGCTAAGGGCGAAAGAGTTAAAGTGCTGATCGAAACTCGTGGCGAAGGAGGTTACATCGGTATCTATCCCTCGCAAGGGTACGAGCGGATTAACGGCAGCATAGAGGCTATTCCGATAATTTCAGAGCAAGAGAGAGAAGTGCTAATCGGAACTGCAATACGCTTTAACTCAGTGTTTAAGCACGTAGAACAGCATACCCCGCGAGAGTTTACAGGCACGGCAAAATCGCCTATCGAGGACTACAACGAAAGGGCTGACCCTATTTTACTTCTCGAAAGCTACGGTTGGAAGGTAGTTGGCACTAAGGGCCAAAAGGTTCACATGAGGAGACCGGGCGATACTTCGGCGCTAACGAGCGGTAATTGGGACATTGACAAGGGTTGGTTTTCGGTTTTTAGTACTTCAACTGAGTTTGAGCCGCAAAGAGCCTACAAGCCTTTTGATATTTACCACACCTTGACGAAGAATCGTAGCGTATCGGATAGTGTGCGTGAACTTGTTGCGATGGGGTACGGTGAGAAGCGGGAGGTTGTGAAGAAAGAGGAGAAAGAGCCAATTCGCGCCGTGTCTATCGTGGAGTTAGACTATTTGGTAAGCCGCGAGGACTTTCAGCAGGAGTTAGACGACTACGCCGCCGGACGACTTATACTTGGACGGTCAACGGGAATACATACTCTCGACCCCTATTTCCGCCTAAAGAAGTCCCATGTCAACATAGTGAACGGTTTTGACAACGTGGGAAAGACCACAATGCTACTTTACATCGCTCAACTATCATCCTGTCTGTACGGTGACAAATGGGGAATGTTTATCGGTGAGAACACGGCTCGAAACTATATATCTACCCTACTACAACTCTACTACGGTGAGCGCGTTCAGCACATGAACAGCATGAAGATCAAGCAAGGTGTGGATAGGATTATGTCTCACTTTTTCTTTCTCAAAAGCGATAGGGTTTGGAACTATCAAGAGATATTGGAGGCGTCTGAGAACCTACGGGCCAAACACGGTATATCGCAGTTCCTAATCGACCCGTGGAATAATTTGGCAACGGTCGGTGGTCAGA